GCATCATTTGGTTAATTTAATAGATATGAGAATAGTAGAATTACTTATTGACGAGAATGAATTGTTTTCAGGTATTGAGGCAATATCTATAGTAGATAGCCCTGCTATCGAAGAAAACTTCATTGCGCTTTCAGAGCAAAAAAAGATACAACTTGCAGAGGTTGACAAGGAAAAGAAAATCCTTATGGGCGCAGCCTTAATACCTAATAAGAATATATACAGAACCGATGGTAAAGATGAATACTACATCTACTTTTCAGAAGACACCGTTAGAAAAGCATCTGAATTATTCTTTATGAGAGGCAATCAAAATAAATCAACTTTAGAACACGAAGCTGAATTAAATGGGCTGACTGTTGTAGAATCTTGGATTATTGAAGATGAAGTCCATGATAAGTCAAGAAAGTACGGTTTAGATATGCCTGTTGGAACTTGGATGGTTTCAATGAAAGTAAACAATGATGAAGTTTGGAATGATTACGTTAAAACAGGTAAAGTAAAAGGATTTTCCATTGAGGGTTATTTTACTGATAAAGTGGATATGTCTAAGATAGAGGCTTTAGAGGAAGAAAGTGAAGCTAAAGAAATTCTATTAGAGATTGCCAATACTATATTAGAAGATAAGTATGAATTAGAGACTTATGGGGATTACGGTCAAGAGATAAGGAATAATGCTAAAAGAGGAATTGAATTAAATAAAAAAGTAAATAATAAATGCGCGACAAATATAGGGAAAATTCGTTCGCAACAAATTTCAAGAGGAGAAAAACTGTCCGTAGCAACGATAAAAAGAATGTACAGTTACCTATCAAGAGCAGAAACATATTATGATCCAAATGATACAAAGGCTTGTGGCACAATTTCATACCTGCTTTGGGGTGGTAAATCTGCATTATCTTGGAGTAGAAACAAACTAAAAGAACTTGGAGAATTAGACCTGAATCAAGATGGTAAATGTGGTTGCAAAGAACAATCTATTGATGTTGACTTAGGTTTATATGATAAAGTTTATAGCGACTACCCTGAACAAGCAAAAAAGAATGCAGCTAAAGCGTTAGCCTATAAAGAAAAAAACAATCCGAGATGTGGAACTCCACAGGCTTGGCAATTTGCTAAATTACTTACGGAAGGAACTTCTATATCAAGATGTTTAATATCTGAAATGGCTTCTTATAATAGGTTTGAAAAAAAGAAAGGTCAATCATATTCAGAGGGGTGTGGTGGATTGCTTTGGGATGCTTGGGGAGGAGAAGAAGGAATCCGTTGGGCGGAACAAAAGTTAGACGAAATAAACAAAACTGAATCAAGAATACAGGATGAGGAGTAGAGATAGAATACCAAGTAGAACCTCTCCAAGAAAGGGTAAGAGGGCTTGTTTATGCGACAATGGAACTTACTCTATAAACTGTTGCGATGGTTCTTTATGGGCGCAAGGAATAGGTAATGTAACAGGCAAACCCTCTTTCTTTTTGGCTCAAGAGGATGGCAATTTAATACTACAAGAAAATAATTATAAAATAAAAACGTAATGGCAAACCTAAAAATTTCAGAATTAACTTTAGCAAACAATCCCATAGGGGATGAGTTGTTAGTGGTTGTACAGGATACAACTACAAAAAAAATGAAGATAAATCAAGTATTAAATCATATACAACCAACTTCATTAACCGTAGCAGATGGGCAAACAATTAATTTGCAAGACGAGGAGTATGATGATGTTGAGATGATCAGACTTCATTGGGAGGGAGATAGTGGAACTATGGTGTTAAATCTACCTGATGCCACTGTTAACGTAAATAGAATCATTAGATTTATTTCAAATGGTGGATTTACTAATGCAACGAAAGTACATTTAACTCCAATTTCAGGGCAAACCATTGATGGCAGCGTTAATTTCTATAACATCAATAAATCATACGAAGGAATTCAACTATGGAGCGATGGATTAGAGTGGTTTATTATTCAGAAAAAAGCATAAGCATTTGTCGGAAAATCTAACAGTACAATAAAACGCTGTTATTATATTATATATTAATTAATTATAACATTTCAATTTATGGAAAGTATTAAAGCAACATCTATCTTAAATGATATTATGCAAAAACTTTCTTTAATCGAGAAGCCTGAAGCAAAAGCTGAAGAAGTAGAAGTATCTGCTGAAGAAGTTGTTGCTGTTGAGGACACAGTTAAAGAAAACGTGCAATTATCAGAAGAAGTGAAAGATGAGGTTGTTGAAGAAGCAACTAATCTTTCTGAAGAATTGGCTGAAGAACCCGAAGCGATCGAGGAAGTCGTTGAGGAAGAAGTCAAAGAAGAAGAAGAACTTGAAGATGAAGAATACGTTACTAAAGACGAATTTGAATCTAAAGTTTCTGAAATGATGGAAATGATTGAAGGATTGAAAATGCAGTCAGAGGGAGAAAAAGTCGAGATGTCTAAACAAATCGAAAAACTATCTGCTCAACCTGCAGCTACACCTATCAAACATAATCCTGAAGAATCAAAATCCAATGCTCAAGGGTTTAAATTTGGGCAAAATCAACCACAAACAACTCTTAATCGAGTAATGTCAAAATTAATCTAAATAAAAATAACTAAAAAATGGCTACTACAACTTCAATTACTACTACTTACGCAGGGGAATTTGCAGGGAAATATATTTCTGCTGCCCTTTTAAGCGGTGCTACCATTGAAAATGGAGGTATCGAAGTAAAACCAAACGTAAAGTTTAAAGAGGTAATCAAAAAAGTATCTTCTGATGCAATCGTAAAAGATGGTACTTGTGATTTTACTCCTACTTCAGAACTTACGTTGACAGAGAGAATCCTTCAACCTGAAGAATTCCAAGTTAACCTACAACTATGTAAAAAAGATTTCCGTTCCGATTGGGATGCTGTTCAAATGGGATATTCTGCATTTGATTCTTTGCCTCCTTCATTCGCTGACTTCTTACTTGCTCACGTTGCTGCAAAAGTTGCTCAAAAAACAGAGCAAAACATTTGGGGTGGTGTTAATGCAAACGAAGGGGAATTTGATGGTTTCGCTACATTGTTAGCTGCTGATGCTGCCGTTGTTGATGTAGTTGGAACTACCGTAACCGCTGCAAACGTAATCGACGAATTAGGAAAAATTGTTGATGCAATTCCTTCTGCTCTTTATGGAAAAGAAGATATGTACATCTACGTTTCTCAAAACATCGCTCGTGCTTATGTTCGTGCTTTAGGTGGGTTTGCTGCTGCAGGTCTTGGTGCTAACGGTACAAACGCTCAAGGTACTCAATGGTGGAACAACGGATCATTGTCTTTTGATGGTGTTAAATTGTTTGTTGCCAATGGACTTGGAGACAACAAAGCAGTTGCTGCTGAAAAATCAAACCTTTACTTCGGTACAGGATTGCTTTCAGACCACAACGAAGTGAAAGTTATCGACATGGGAGATATCGATGGAAGCCAAAATGTTCGTGTTGTAATGAGATTTACAGCAGGTGTACAGTATGGTATCGGTTCTGACATCGTTCTTTACTCATAATTATTGTCTAACATAAAGGGGTAGGTGGGTATTGCCTACTGACCCTTTTTACTAAAAAAAATATAAAACTATGGCTTGTGATTTATCATCAGGAAGATTAAAACCCTGTAAAGATGCGGTAGGTGGAATTAAAAAAATTCACTTCGTAGATTTCGGAGACTTAGGTACAGTTACTCTTGGGAGTAGCGATGAGTTAACCGATGCAACAGGTACTTTTACATATTATACTTATGATGTAAAAGGTAATTCAAGTTTAGAGCAAAATATTACTTCCTCTACAGAGAACGGAACAACTTTCTTTGAGCAGGTATTGAATATTACGCTTCACAAACTAACCAAAGAAGATAACAAAGAATTGAAGGTAATGGCTTATGGCAGACCTCATGTATTTGTAGAGGACTTCAAAGGTAATGTAATGGTTGTTGGACTTGACAACGGTGCGGAAGTAACAGGAGGAACTGCTGTTACAGGGACTGCAATGGGAGACTTAAATGGATATACACTTACTTTAACTGCAAGTGAAATCTATATGGCAAACTTTGTAGATGGTGCTACATCTGCCGATCCATTTGCAGGTTTAACTTCTGCAACTGCAACTGCAGGTACACAACGTGATCCACTATAGGATATAATTGTAGATTCAATTCAATAGGGGGTGGCTTTTGCTACCCCTTTTTTGTTTATATAAAACAAGAGGTTTAATTTTTGTTACTTATATATGGTAATATTAAGAGAAACAGAAGATGCTCAAGTCTTTAAGATAGTGCCTCGACTTTACAATGTTGGGGTGTCTATATTAAGAGTTAGAAATGATTCCACTAATACGGTTTCGGAGTATGAATTTAATAGTACTACTATTGGAAATTACTCATCTTTATCGGGAGTTATATCATTGAAAAAAGACACATTTTACGACTTAGAAGTTTACAATTCTGCTGATGGTTGGGATTCAGAAACAAAAAGTTGGCAAAAGGATGGTGCTTGGACTGAAAATGACGAGTTAACACTAATACCTTTATACAAGGACAGAATATTCTGTACTAATCAAGATGATTACGAAAGATATACCGTAAATAAAGATGGATATGTTACGGAAAATACTCACGATAACGATTATATCCTTTTTTAAAGCATAAATTATGGCAAATAAGAAAATATTAAATAAAAAAGTAGGTCAAGTTCACGTTGTAGGGTTATCATCTTACACAAGACCTGAAGTCAAAGAGGTTTACAATAGAGATTGGATTTCTTATGGGGATGACAACAATTACTTCCAATATCTTATTGATAGGTATAATGGAAGCCCTACCAATAACGCAGCTATAAATGGAATTGCCGAAATGATTTATGGCAAAGGTTTAGATGCTGTTGAAAGCAAGGAAAAAGCAAGTGAGTACGAGGAAATGAAGTCTTTGCTAACTAAGAAAGTTATAAAAAAGATATGTTATGACTATAAAATGATGGGGCAAGCTGCCATACAAGTCATTTACTCCAAAGATAGAAAGAAAATTGCTCAAATAGAACACATACCTGTTGAAACTTTAAGAGCAGAGAAATGCGATGAAAATGGAGATATAACAGGATATTATTATTCAAATGATTGGAGTAAAACAAAAACAAAAGAACAACTTATTAGGATTCCTTCGTTTGGGTTCAGTAAAGAAGCGATTGAAATATTATACATCAAACCTTATAGAGCAGGTTTTCATTACTACTCTCCTGTTGACTATCAGGGTGGATTACAGTATGCTGAACTTGAAGAAGAAATTGCAAACTATCATATCAACAATATTCAAAACGGTTTAGCACCATCAATGTTGATTAACTTCAACAACGGAATACCTACTGA